CCGGGTTTTAATTCCAGGCGCGAATTAGAGCGACGGACGATTTCGCCATTAGTGAAGCATCATCCGACAAGCTTAACAGGTCTATCGAAAGGGGCTACGCTAAGTGGTGCAAAGAATCCGATCAGAGGTTAATTCATCAGTTCTGGACGCAGTTGAGGCAGATCGAAGGTGCCCTCGTTCGTGACGGCGAGGTCTTGGTAGTAGGCAGGCAAAGCAACAGACCTGGGCGATTTATTCCCTACTGCCAGCAGGTCCTAGAGGTCGATAGGCTCCGTACTCCGCCGGGAGAAATCACAAATCCGCGCATGCGAGACGGAATTCTTTACGATTCGGAGGGAGTTCCGGAAATCTACTTTATTCTGAAACGGCATCCGGGAGATACGCTCACCCCCGGTATCGGACTTCGAGCCGACGACTACGAGGAAATCCCTGCTTTCTGGCCGAACGGTACGCGCAAAGTTTTTTATCTCTTCAATCCGATCCGCCCCGAGCAGCTCCGAGGCTTCAGCATGTTCGGACCCGCGCTGAAAGATATGCAGGATCTCGACCGATACCGAGAAGCCGAAATAATGGCCGCACTCGAAGATGCCTGCATGACCGGAATAGTAAAGACCGACTCAGCCTCTATCTTTCAGGACGCCTACACGCAGGGATTGGATGCTAACGGAAACCGAATCCGAATACACGATTTCGCACCCCTGAAATGGCACTACCTCAATCCCGGAGAAGAGGCAAGCATTCATTCCCCGCAGCGTCCCAACACTGCCTTCGGGGAATTTACCGAGCAGCTACAAATGGGACCTGCGAATGCCCTTGATATCCCAACGGAGGTAATGACCCAGAACTGGCATGGACTCAATTACAGTAACGCCCGAACAATCCTTTTGCAGCTATATATGGTATGCCGAATTAGGCAGAAATACCTTATCGACTACTACGCCTCCCCGACCTATGAATGCGTTCTCTCCGATATGGTTGCAAACGGCAGGGTGAAGGCCGACCGCTTTTATGCGTACCGAGACGAATATCTTGCGCACACCTGGATAGCTCCAGGTCAAGCCTGGGTCGATCCAGACCGAGAGACATCCGGCATCGATCGAGAATTGAACAACAACACCGAAAACCTTGCTCGTGTATGGGCCAGAAAAGGCGAGGACTGGGAAGAGCAGTTAGAGATTGAAGCTCGAATCCTCAGGAAGAAAAAAGAACTTGAGGCCAAATACGACATCATATTCCCGAATCCACAGAAGGACCAGGGCGTTAAAGACGATAAAGCCGAGGAAGAGCCGGGCGCACAGCCGGCCAAACCCAAGAGAATGGAGCTGGTGAAATGAATAAGGGCTTCTTCTATCGATCATTTGAGCTCGACAGAGCAACCCTAAACAAGGACAAGCGATCCGTTGACGTCTCCTTCTCGTCCGAGCTCGCCGTTAAGCGATGGTTCGGGAGAGAGATACTCCTGCACGGAGAGGATAATGTTGATTTGGTTCGCCTGCAGTCCATGGGCGCAGCGCTCCTGAATCACAATCCAGACGCTATCGCGGGTCGCGTGACCAATGTGAGAATCGAGAATAGGCGTGGTATAGCCACAATCATCTTTGATGACGACGAAGACGGCAATAAGGCCATGCGTAAGGTAGAGAGCGGATCTCTGCGCGGTATTTCAACGGGCTACCTGATTGAGAAGTATCGAGAGGTTCAGAATGGCGAGGAGTGGGAGGGCATACAGGGCCCGGCATATGTCGCTACGCGATGGGCTCCTTATGAAATCACTCTCACGCCTATTCCGGCAGACCATACGGTTGGTGTGGGCAGGGATGCAACGCGCTCCCTGGATGGAATTGAAATCGAACGCTCTAAAGGAAAGGAGCAAGAAGACATGACGCCTGAAGAGGTAAGACAAATCATGAAAGAGGAGCGCGAAGCGACGGTAACCGCAGTCGTTGAAATGGTACGCGCTCAGTTGGCCGAGGACAATAAGCCGAAGATGCGGGTGACTCCCGAGGAATTCGGCGAGCTGCTCTCCAGAGCTACCGCTATTAGTCCCGCCGCCGTAGTCGAATTCTCTAAAATGGTGGCCGAGGGGAACGACACTCGATCTATCGAGAAAAAGTTGCTCGATTTAGCGACGGGCAAAACGGACGCGAGGGATGCAGGTGGTACGTCCGAATTGCCGAATAAGCCGGGATCGCCTGCCGGTAGCGTATCCATGAAAGACATTGAAGACGATGTGCTGGTGCGGTCCCTGACTAGCCCCTCAGTCGTAATGTAAGGAGGGTAAAATGGCTGTAAATAAATCACCGTGGCTCAAAAATCTTAGCGGGGCAATTAAGCCCCTTATTTTCCCAGGCAAGGTCCAAGCTGGGTCCACTGCGGCCATTAAGCGAGGAGAGATCTGTACTTTCAACGAGACCTCCGGATATTTCACGCCGGCTGATGCCGTGGCCGATCGCTGCTATGCTCTGGCGATCGCCAATGAAGAGCAGAAAGCCGCAGACCTCGAACGGTACATGGAATTCATTGCGCTCCGGCCCGACGATGTATTTGAATTCATACTTGATGCCTCGGCTCAGGTAGCACTTGGAGATGCACTCGAACTTACCGCTTCGGATTCACAGAAGCTCACTCGGGACGTTGACGGCGACGGCGTGGCGTTCGTTGTCGGCATAGATAATTACCCGGAGAGCGGCACAACTATGCTTTACCGCTCCTATGCACAGGTAGTTTTTAACCCCGTCTATTCTTACTGGTGTCAAACCGTCCTGAAGACCGGGCTAAAGAAAGTCATGGCGAAAACCGCGGCCTACACTCTGACCCCGGAGGATCTCGGCGCAGTAGTAACCAATAAGGGCGCGTCCGGATCGGTAACGATTACAGCCCCAAGCGCGATCGTCCCAGTCGGCTGGTGGTTTGATATGGCCGTTATGGCCGACCAGGCTTTCGTTTTCGATCCCAAACCGGACACCGCATCCTGCTACGTCAAGGGAGCGGCTCAGACCGCAGGGAAGTATGTTTCCGTAACCGATATTGGCGATTTCGTCCGGTGGGTATGGGACGGCACGGATTGGCTCGGATATCTCAGCATTTCCGGAGCAGACGGAGATATTACCGTCGAGAGCTAAATTCCAGAATCTTCGCTGTGATAGCGGACAAAGGAGGCACCACAAAATGAATAAGCGTCGTTTCTTTTCGAATATCGTCGGAGCCGGAAGCGGGATTCCGCTTTCCGAGCTTCGCACAATGATTAAAAATCATCCGCAAGAGTTCGTCCATAAGATCCAGAACCTGGCGGATAGCGGAAAGCTGAAACTCCAAGACTTCAGAAACCTCAGGGACCTCTTCCTGTATACCCACGATCTTCAAGTGCCCGTACAGATGGAAGTTATGGGCGCACAACGCGCGATCACTGCAAGCGCTTTCCCGATTCTAACCGGGACTCTGGCGATTGCGGCAATTAACGCTGCCTACGCCACGGTTCCGACGATCGGCGAGCAACTCGTGACTGAGATCGAGGATAACAAAAAGGTTACGACTATTGCAGCCGTAAATGCGCTCGACAATAAGGTCGATGAAGTCAAAGAAACCGAAGACTTTCCTGAAATCGGTTCCGACGAAGAAAAGGTGGAAATCCGGCATAAAAGAAATGGTCGGAAGCTCACCGTGTCCGCTGAGTCCATCGAAGAAAACGAACTGGCGGATATATTGTCACGCATTAATGCGCTGGGCGAGATTGCCGCTGAATTCGTCGAAGAGCAAACGCTGAGAAGGGTGACGGATTACTACGGTTCAAAATCCTCTGCGGCAGAGCCGTATGTCTACCGACCTGGCGGAACAGGTACAGCGCTATTCTCCGCTACCGCAAACACTCCAGGCACTAGAGCTCCAAGTGGAACATGCGTACAGAACAATGCGCTCGTCGACGAAACTGACCTCGATGCAGCCAGGGTGCGCCTTGCGAGCATGAAGAACGCCAGAGGCACGAGAATTTCACTGCCCTGGTCCGAGGTGGTGGTGTTGGTGCCTTACGCTCTCATCGGGACTCTCGCGAAAATCGGCAACTCCGAGTACGTGCCCGGAGTTGAAAACGAGCAGAATAACTACGGGCCTCGCGGTATGTGGTCGATACCTCCGGAGCGAAGACTTACCACGCCGAAACTGGACGATCTCTCCGCAACAGCTTGGTATATGGGAATGCCAAAGCGGCAATTCCGGCGTAAATGGAAGCTCCGCTTCGAGTATGTAACCCTCGGAGCAGATACTCAGGCATACCTCAATAGCCGGATCGCCTTTCAGGCCCGCATTGCGTGGGACTGTGAAATCGGCGCGACTGATTATGTGTATTGGGTGCAAAATCTGTCTGCAACAACCTTCCCGGCTGACGCATAAGAAAGGGGGTTCCCATGAAAAGCAGAATTCTGCGATGGGCACTCCCCATCCTCCTCGTGGGGCTTATCGGTACGGCCTGGGGCGTCCTGGGCCTATCCGAACATCCGCGCGGTATCGCTACGCCGTATTGGTACGGATTTTCTTCCGGGGCTCCAGCGGATTACTACCTCGCGGCGCCGACTCTTTCGGCGAACGATACGGCGGTCGGGCTTGCAGCCACGCAAACGCTCACCAATAAAACATTAACCTCCCCGGTCATCTCGGCCGCGCCCACTACTAGCGCCGGGAACGGAGCGAAGAACGGGGTAACCGTTACGGCGGTCGAATACGGCGACGGGGTTCTGCATCAAACCGTGCTTACGCTCACGGCTACCCCGATTACCATCGCGGACGATGCCGATACGGCACAGTATGGCGGGGTCAAGATTTATGACTTCCCCGCCGGATGCATCGTAATCCTGGGTGCTGTTGTGGACGGAAGCGCAACCCTGGGGGTAACCGGTACATTCATCAATACCTGGGCCGGTGGAGTTGGATTGGGCACGGCAACCGCGACCACAGGGACCACATTAACCGGTACTGAGGCCGATATTATGCCGGAAGTGGATGTTGCGGCGGCTACTGCCAAAGTGGCCGCGATAGACTCCTTAAGTGTAGCTACGGCCCTCACCGAATCCGGGGCGCGGTGGTTTGATGGCACGTCGACGGCGATCGACCTCTATCTAAACCTGGTCGTTGACGATGACGCTTCCCATACTGCCGGGACTGGTACGATTACGGGAACGGTTACGATTACCTGGCTCAATCTTGGAGACTATTAATGGGGCTCCTCGATCAGGCTGCGTCTGACATGGCGGCTCTCTACTCCTTAGATGAGATCGGCCAAGCCATCACTTACACCCCCGCGGGCGGGACTCCTATATCGTGCACGGGGATCTTCACTCCCGGCGAGAACCTGGATGATGCGCAATGGAAGACGGCTCTGCAAGCCTCTGCAATACTGCGGGTACTTAAGACCGATGTGCCCACATGGACCCAGCGCGATTCGGTGGTCATCGACACTGTTACTTGGGAAGTGGTTAAGGCCATGTCTGAGACTCCCGGAGACTGGAAACTCGAACTTAGGCGCGACGTAAGGCCCACATTTAACAGGTAATTTGCTCATGCTGGATGTCCAAGTCAAAACCGAGGGGTTAAGTGAAGTCACAAGGGCCGT